GGATTCCTCCTTCATAAGTATGGCTGATTCCTCGATAGCTTTCGCTGAAGCAACACACTTTGATGCCTCTTGCTCCTTTGAATCAGCTGATTTAAGTAACTGAGAAGCACGTAGGCTTGATGCGTCTGCTCGTTCAAACTCGCGTTTCGTAAGTGTTTCTTTACTAGAGATTTTTTCCTCTCTTTCCTTCAACCATTCTTCACGAATAGATATACTAGCAAGTCGATCATCAATTTCTTCGACACGTTTACGTACAGTGCCCCATTCTTCATCTAATGGCTTACGAGCCTCTTCACGTTTATCTTCGAGCGTTTTTACTTCTCTGACTAAAGAATCACGTTCACCAGACAATTCTTCTATTTCTTTATGAATAGCAGAAACTGTCTTTTCTCGAAACTTCTCAAGATTCTGCTCTTCCAAGGAACGTAATTCACGCAAATTGTCTACAGACTGTGCAAGTTTCTTGCCTTCGTCAATTTCTAACTTACGAGCATTCGCAGTTTTTTGCTGTATTTCTTGTTTAGTGAGCAGTTTCATAGATTAAGAATTGAGAGCCTTTTGGCGTAGTGACGTCTTTGTATCAATCACATTAGTGTTCAGTTCTCCTTTGTCATTTCTGGACAAACTGTCTTCGAGGTCTGGATTTTTAACAGCACGAGCCATGAGCTGAGAAGATGGTAGAGGCTGGAGACATTCCTGAATGTATGGTTCAAGGTCTTTAAGTGTGTATGCACCAGCATGAGACATGCCTTGCCCCGTTGGCTGGAGCATTCCGTTTGATGAACGTGTTGATTCACGAGAACGGTGATGTTCATAATTCTTGCTCTTAAAGAACTCACGTTCCGCCAAGTCCTTTGCAAACTTCTTGCGAATGTGCTGCACCTCAATTGGTGAATGGTCTGTCATCACCATATCTGATGTTGTTCCAGCCCTAAAAATGTATTCCTTGCGGTTCCATACGCCAATAAAATCTTCTTTACTCGGATTACTGAATGTGAAAATACCATTGAAATTCTCTGGCAATACACTTTCATACTCCATTACGTTGTTTTGCATAATATGTTTCTTTTTACAAGATAATTAACTCTTTATCAGAGTCGAGCCGTACCTAACGCACCCGTCTCCACCCCTGTATGGGGCAGAGCGGAAGAACTAGAGGTTAATGAACACTGCTCGGTATTCTGTGTCGACTCCAGTTTGGAGTGCACTTCCTACAAAGCCTTGTGCAATTACGCCGTTCTCTACTGCTCCTGCCGTAGCATTTGAAGGAGAGATTGCGGAGCCTACAGTGAGTGCCGCATCGCCGTTAAGGCATGATGTTACTCCCTTTGTAGTGATGAATCCGTATGCATTTGCTGCGATAGGGTAGAGCGTCACACCTACTGGTGCTCCTGTTGGAGTGGTAGGGTTAATGATGATGCCCTTTCCGTGTGGCGGGATAATACATACTTCTGATGCTGTCGTGAGAGCGGTATTTGCACCGTCCTCAAGTGTGATAGCAAGTGTTGCAGAAGCGTCTGCTGCTGGATGTGAAGCAATACGGAGAGTTTGACCTTCACCGTTGTTGTCGTTCACTACCACGAAGCCTCCTGCGTACTGATTAGCCGTTGCTGCTGTAGCACCAAGAGTAACTGTAACCTTTGCAGGAACGTTTCCGTTTGCAGAATATGCTTGATATGCAGTTACTGCGACGTTCTGGTGATCTGCAACGATTGCTGCATCCTGCATAAGCTTACCAGAAGTGAGGGCTACCGCACCTGCTGATACAAGCATGACTTCACGTCCATCTGATAAATCCCAACGTGTTCCGACGAGAGTCGCGAGGGATGCATCAGTTGAGGTCTGGAATAGACCATTTGCTACGACAGAAAGTGGTGAGCCTTGTCCTTTTTGTGTAATTCTAGACATAGTTTATGTTATTAGTTATTAAGCGAACGCAGTCCAAGCAGTAGCTCCGTCAGTGTTCCAGAACGCCTGACCAGTCGCACTACCATTGAAACAAACTGAACCCTTAGCTGCAGTGAGTGCAGTGTTCGGTGATGTTTCGTCTGAGATATAGAAGCCGATAGAACCGAGTTTATACATCAGTTTGAAGTTTGTGCTTGTTACGTTGTCCTGCGTGATTTGGAGGGGAACTGTACCAGTTGCAGAGGCGTTGTCGTTGTGGATGTCCACAAGGTTACGAGATGAGGTATCTGCGCTGTTACTCTTGAACTGAGCGATCCCACCAGTGGTAAGCGCGTCAGCGTTCGCAACAGAGAGAAGCATACCTGTAGTGACAGCCGCACCTGATACGTTCACCACCTTACCTGCAGCAAGAGCATCAGAGGCAAGGGCTTGGAACACTACAGTTTCGTCTGCTGCTGCAGACTTAACCTCAGCTACAATACCCGAGGTACTTGACACCCCCGAGTGGTTTACGTTAAGCAAGCGACCCGTAGCCGTTGAGGCGGTTGCCGAAGACGTGACGGAGACTCCGAAACCATCGGTGAGAGCGTTGGCTGCTACAGTGATTCCGTTACCAGTAGTGGTAGCAGAAGACACCTGAAGAGCAGTACCAAGAGCGTTCACATCCGAAGCAGTTACCTTTACGATAACCGTTTCGTCGTTAGCTGCCGAGGCAAACTCATTCAAGATACCTGATGTCGTTGTCGCACCTGAGTGTGACGAACTAATCAAGCGTCCTGCACCAGTAATGGCAGTCGCAGCAGACGTGACACTGACACCAATACCAGAAGTAAGTGCTGCGAGGTCAATGACCTCGATAGCCTTACCTGTAGTAATAGCGGTACCAGTAACATTCACTGCGTCAGTTGTCGCACCTGCTGTAAATGTTGAGACTCCTGTCACAGCAAGTGTGTCGGTTGCTGAGTTACCAATAACAGTGTTTCCAGTAACCGTAAGGTCGGTCAAAGAAACTCCTGCGATAGTAGTGGTGCCAGTTACTGTCAAGTCATTGTCGATATATACAGGCTTCGCAGTACGAATACCGCCGTTGGTCATTGTATATGGGTCGTTGTTTTCAACGAGAAGATTTCCTGGTGTAGACATATAAGTTAAGATTACACACCAGTAATTCCCGTAAGCACTCCGTTACGGAACGGAGCCTTACAAATCATCTGTCCACCGAGAATCATGAAGCCGTTGATAGTACCCTGATTGTAAGCCTTAATCATACCTGTCCATGTAAAGGCATCACCTGGAGCGTATAGATTGTTTTCATATACGTTTCCTTGGATATCCTTTGCCTTTGGAGAGACACGTTCACCTTCCCACCACTTAAGACCGTACCAATCGAGGGTGTCCTTCATGTTGAGCATGTAGAAGTAACCAGTAGTTACCTTCTTGTCACGGCTGATAATCATACCATCCCACATCTGTTCGCTGTAACCTGAAGTAGATGCTACACGTCCACTGTCACGACCGAAGTCAGCAGTGTTGCGCTGGAATGGAGTCTGGAGCTGTTCAAAGTAAGCCCATGTTGTGTAGTCTGTTACAATGAAGTCTGGAACTACTGGACCGTCTGAGATTGCATTCCAAAGAGTACGTACCTTTACGAGTGAGATTGTACCGCCTGATGCTGTAACAGTAGCGTTAAGACCACTGTATGTTGCACGGCTAAGTCCACCGTAGTTTGCTGCGACAGTACCGTTGTCGATAGTGTTTGCAAGACCGTTCGGAGCCTTTCCACCGAATGACGTACCGTCACCCTGGAGGAAGTTACCAACGTCGTCTGCGGCATCCTGCTTACGGCTTTCCATTTCAACAGCAAGCAACTTAAGTGTTTGCATTGCGGTTGCGTTGACCGAAAGGTCTGTACCTGCAAGAGAAACGTTTGTTGCGATGAATGTTGGATAAAAAGTCATGTTGACGCTCGTCGGCTGTTGAGAGATTGGGAGAAGGTCGTAGCCATTGAATGCTACTGATGCGGTACCCTTCTGGTATTTCATCAAGCTTGTTACTAGGGAGAAATTCTTCCGAGGGATAGTTGCTTACTCTATCCGACCTCTCCTCACGACATTCCTGCCGTGTTCAGACTATTACATCCCTTTCGGGTCAATTCGTTTAGTCGTTGTACCTGCGAACATTGGTTGTTCAAAGACATGTTTAAGTCTTTTTATTTCTAGATATATGCTTTCTCGTCTTGCTAATTCTTCTGGCGAAAGAACTCTTGTTCTTTTACCATTAGCGAGTTGTAAAGCAGCTAGGGCTTGTGGTTTCTTGTACTTCAAATACGGAATTACTTTTTCTAGAAACTCGTGAGCTTTTTTATTGCTCACTATCCAGATAAATGAGTTATCTCTCTTGACTTTATGGACGTGTCCTCCAAATGTACTGACTAACCAGTCCATACAGGCACCGTCTTTCTGCCCAAGTGAGATAAACAAAGAATACTCAATACTAACTGGTCTTACCCGTTTGTTAATACGTATACATCCTTCACCATCAAAGAAACCTGCCATATAAATGTAATCTTCCATGACTACATTATATGTCATTCCTATTATATCTGTCAATGTGCTTGGTAGGCGTTGTCCATTTACGCAAAGCGCAGGTGGGAGTTTCGCCGTATATTAGAACTGATTTTATATCCCCATGAAGTCGCTTACCAAGCGAAACTAAATAGTTTAGGGATAAGCATCTGACTTCCTTCGTACTTCTTGGTCTTCTGCATTAGTTTGCCGAAGAAGTAGTTGTCACGAAGCACTTGGTCTACCCAAACAATTTTGTTATCGTGGCTTTTTTAATTACCACTTCACTATATTCCTATAGTGTTCAGACTATATCATCACCTTTCGGTGTCGAGCGCTCGTGGGTAGATTATATTCTCGTTAGAGTTTCACTACCTAGTCGTTGCTCCTTCGTGCACCTTTTAGATGCACGCTCGGGTCAGGATTATCCGTTCTGGACTTCCCCTGAGTTCACTCGATTTTCAATTAGTTTTGTTGATTTTATAGAATTACATTTCCTACAGAGAGGTTGGATATTTGTTATATCGTCGCTACCTCCTTTAGAAACTGGAACTATATGGTCTTTTGTTAATCGTATGTAAGGTTCTTTGAGTTGGCATATTTTACAGGTAAAGTTATGAGTTTCCTTCAAGTCGTTCCATTCTTTTATTGAATGATGACCTCCATTTTTAATAAGTCGTATCTTTCTTCTGTTCCTACGACCGTTATCTTCATAACTATATCCATCTATTTCTTTTTCAAATCTACGATATTGACTTTGTCTATTCTTCTCTATTTCAGACGAAGTACGTTTTATACCTATCATTGAAGTCCTTTGTTTTTCGATAGATTCCTTAGAACGCTTACTACCCTTTACAAACTGTCCAGAATTAGGAAATAAATTTCCTAATTTCTTTCCTTTGTTCCAAGGTATACGATTTCTAGCAATTTCACTCATCTTTTTGCGAAACTCGTCACTCCTTTTACTTCCACGAAGTTTTGCGAGGGTTTCTTCAGAGTGTTTGTGACCTTTCAGTGCGTTAGATATTTTTATTTTGGTTTCTTCACTATGTGACATAAACCATATCTTAGCGCCTTTTAATAATAAATCAACTAATTGCCGCTTTGGGTTAGGCTAACGGAGCCAAATACTGGTTGGTGGTAGTGGTAATATTTACACCTGGTGCCATATAAATTTATATTAAATAATACCCATTGCTTGTAAAGCACGTGCGGTGGCATCCGTTGGCAATGTACTTGCTTGCGGTGCCCCACCTTGAGTCATCGAACGGGCAGCGATGTCTTTTGCACGCGTGTCAGTTCTCTTTGTTAGTTTATCTTTGTAGACATCCCAAACTGCAGAGGGGTCTGCGAATTCAATCACAGTACCATTGCGGTCTTTTGGCGACATTTTTTGAAGTAGCTGGATAAAGCCTTTTTCTTGTGCAGCAGTCAGAGTAACATTCTGTGACTCTTCAATCTCGTCGATAATATCGTCGAGTTCCTGTTCTGCTTTTACAATAGCATTTTTCTCAGCTTCTCGTTCAGCACGCATCTCTGCAATTGCAAGAGACTTCGCTTCATCACGTGCGCCAATGATTGCATTTTTTAGCAAGCTTGTTGCGACTTGAGCTTCAGGAGAATCATTACCATAGATTTTCTCTATAGACTTGAGATAATCCTTCTCTTCAGATGAGCTACGTGCATCCTCTACAACCTTTAGCCTATCAGCTAACTGCATTGATGATGAACGTTCTGCGTCGAGCTTTTTCATTAAGCGTCGTTCTCGGCGATTACGTGGTGAAACTCCATCAGCCTCTTCGTCTTCTTCCTTTTCAGGAACTTCAGGCGTAGTTGCTTCAGGAGCTTCAGGGTTAATCGAGCGAGTTAAAATATCGTCTTGTGGTTCTACATTGAGACTTTCAAGGAACTTTTCTTGTTCATTCATAGTTGAATTGCCATATTGCAGGCGTTACTGCCTATTTCTAGGTCTTAATAATTCAAGCTAGTTTTGACGCTGGCCAACTTTACATGCCACAGGTATCCCACTCAGGGACTGGACGACTTCTACGAAAGAGCACTACCAACTCGCATAGAGGTCGTTCAGCCCCCGAATAAGGGCTATTTCTTCTTTAGACGATTTTCAAATGCCTTGTCTTTTGCGGATTTCTTAGGAGACATATCATGCTTTGTTGTATGATATTTATTCATAGATAAATTATACAATGATTATTTTTGTAAAGCAACTACAGTGATGGAATAGGTACGTTACTTAATGCAGCGCTTGCGGAATCTTGACTTATTTGAGGTGCTGGCTCAGTTATTCCTTCTGGTGCCATTCCTTGTGGTGATGCTTGCATCATTGCTTGTTGCTGTGAGGATTGTAACTGTTGTGCCATCTCAGGGAAGTTCAACATCATGTATGCCATGGGGTCTGTTTTGTACAAGATACCATCCGCAGCTGCTTGGTCGGGGTCAGGGAAGTCAAGCATTTTAAGCAGTGTCTTCGGACCGATTGCTCCCTTATCAAATAGTGCTTGTGCAAGGTTTATCTGAGTTACTTCATCCTTTGGCTTAAGACTGTCTGGGCTTACGCTTACAATCACCTGTCTATCCATGTCGCTCGACTGTAGAGTAACGTACTCGACAGCCTTAGCACTTCCCATGATTACAGCGAAATGCTGTTCATCATAGAAAACATAATAGAGCTGTACGAGCCAATTGAATGTATTATCAGCAACCTGTTCAATAGCATCTCCAATACCTCCACCAATACGGCTAGAGTCGTTCGATTGATTGATGATGAGACCTCGGGCTGTTGCATCCTCGTCATGAGGCTGAACTGATATTCCTTGAACTCCCCAACTTTGACGCAGGTCGTTCTTTGCTATCTCTACCTCGTTGAATACTGATTGTGGAAGGCTTTGTGCTGGTAGTGGCATGATAGCATTCGCTATAGGACCGCCACTTGGGATTAGAATTGGATTCCCACGACGTCTAGCATTAGCCGCCTGCTTCGCTGTTTCTTGGTTAAAGTTATCCTCACTGTATGCATAGCCGTTATTCGCAGAACCAACGTTATAATCAATCTGCTCACTACGGTCAGTTATCTTTTTCTGATTAGCTATGTTCTGCTCGATAAGACCTGTGATGTCATGAGGCTGTTGCTGTAGACTAAATACACTAAGGAACACATACGGCTTCTTTGCCATCGCGAAGTGGTTACGTGGAGTTATCATGACTTCTTCTCCGAGTTCATCTACTTCAGTCTCTCCCGTCATTGGATTCACATCAGGCTCAGGATGGTTGAAGTATGGATTATTATTCTTTTCAAGAACCTTTCCTTTGTATGTTTTGAATGTAAAAGTACCATCAGCAGACCACCATTCTGTGTATGTTACTTTCGTGCCATACTTACCGTCAGTTTCATTATGTACGTACTCTTTACACTTAGGGAACATCCCTATGAGCTTCTCTGCAGTGACATCAATACGTTCACCAACGTAACCTATATAATCTCCGTATGCATCTACATATCCTTCTGGGTCAAATACGAAGTTCTGGATACGTCTGTTCTCTACTGCTACGTCTCCAATCTCTGCATTCCATCCAAACTTAAGTACACCAAGGTGATAGATAGACCACTGTCGTACCATGAATGCGAGCTTACGGCGAAGTACAAGCTGGTCGGAGTGGAAGGCGAGCATGGTTTTCACACTTGATGAAATCTCGTTCCCTTCAGGAGTATTGTCAGACCAAACAACAGGCTCAGGATTCTTACTGAGTGCAGCCGACAAGAATGTCTCCTCTGCCTCGAATTGAAGATTCGCAGCACTCGGACCTTCAGGGTTTAACCATTGCCCGTCCTTCTTCTTTCCGAGATAACTTTCAAGGTTTCGCTCCCATATCGTCTTCATCTTCCCCTCGTAACCTGCGTAGTTATTTTCCCACTCGTTCTTGAGCTTTATAAGTTCTTCATCAGACATGTTTAAATCGAGAGAATCTGTTTTCTCTCCAGAAAGCCCCTCTGGTGACTCTCCTCCACGAGTACGTATCTTGTTTGTTTGGTTCTCAACCAAATCTGTTGCTCCACGTACATTGAGAGCAAATGGGTCTGTCTCGTTCATAATTGACGATAAAAAATAATGGGGAATACGGTGTTTGTATAACTATACCACTAAATTTTCATTTGCGAAATCCCTTGCTCGAAATCCTAGAGGACTTGTGAGCTTCTCAGGTGTGATTATGTTTGCGTTCGGTATTGCGTCGCGTGCAGTATCTATAACACGCGCTGCTTCTCCTCCTCCAAATCTTTGTAAACCTACAATAGCATAGAGCAGTGCGTGACAATAGTGATCGTGCCCCGTCCGTTTCCATACATACTCGGCTCCGTACAGCTCACGGTTATCCTTGCCGCGTGTTTCCTTCACCATAATCTTTTCACGGTGAATGTTGTCAAACATATTCGCGAAATCTCTCCATTCGTCAGGTGTTCCATTGAGGCGAATGCGTCCAATGTCTCGTATCTGCTCCATGACGAGTGTCATCATTCTGTTTCTATCAACACGGACTTTCCAATACTCATCATCTTTACCCCATTCAACCATCTCGATTGACTTACGGTCTTTGGTGTAGAAACAAAGGAAGACTCTACCTGGATACTCTTGCTGTAGTTGTCTAACTCCGATAAGGTCACCACCTTGGTCGAATACCGCGATAGATTTTGGGAATCGCTTAAGGTATCCCTTGATAACATCGTATGGTGTTTTGCTGGCTGTTATCTCACGCTCGTGGTCATAGAAGAACACACCTTGGTTATTCATTAGGACGTAGTGAATACCATGACCTGTGTCAGCTCCAATGATAGTCCTTCCTTGTTGGTCATTCACAACATCAACACAGTTTCTGAGGACTACATTATGGTCAACTCGGTCTTCGCTGTCTGCGTATGGTAGTCCAAGAACGTAGTTGTAGAAGTATTGCTGGTTCTTTAGTGGATCGTTGAATGCATGTATGATATCTCCAGCGGTCTTGTTGTGTAGCATAAGCTGTGACACATGCCATCCACTGAATTCATAATCCCCCACAATCTCACCTCTCCATGGTACTCCGTCAATATTCCTCCATTCTCCATTGATTCGGTCAGAAGTTTCAAGCTCTCCTTTACAAGACTGGCATATATACTTTTGCGTTTCGATATCAATGTTATCAGGCCATGAGAGAGTTTGAGAGTGTTCACAGTGAGGACATGTGATGTACCACTCCTTCATGTCGCTCTGTTGCCAGTATACATCTACGCCATGCCCTACGAGACTTGGATGAGAGAAGTACCACCGCCAGCCTCCATCATCTTGAGCTTGCAGGCGTGTTTCGTATTGTGTGATAACTTCAGGGTCACTTGCGTCTACTTCGTCGTGGATGTTTAGACCTGACGGAACCATCATCGCTTGTTTGTTACTCCATGTACCGCGGTAGAATATCATACTGTTACCAACAGTCTTCTGCTCAACAGTGTCTTTGTCCTTTACCCATGACATGAGTATTGGATTCTGGGCAATGATACGGTTGAACGAACCTCCAACCATAACTTGAACGTCTCCCATTGTTGGGAGGGTATAAATAATCTGTCTACCAAGGTTCTTAGCTACCCATAGAGACTTCAAGGTATTCATTACTGTTGCTCCAATCTGTGGAGGTTTCAACAGAACTTGATGTGGTGATAGGTCGTTGTATATGTCTTTCTGCCAAGGACGCTTATCAAAGTCTATTGGTGTACCTGTTTCGTTCTTTATCTCATTCTGAATAATCCATGTGTACGGAAAGAGGTTTGCCGCCTGTGCAACCTCTTCGTTGGTATACTCTTCACCGTCAATTATGATTTTATCCTCTGCCATTTAGTTTGTCAGCGAGCTTTTTAAGTTTCTCGTTTGGAACGTCTGCGGTTAGGTTTAGATTGACGTGTTTGTCTGGTGCGAATGAACCTTTGAGTTTGTATGCGCTGTCTAAGTATTTGTGACGTACTGCGTAATCTGGCTTCCCTTCTTTGTCAGCTGTGGGCTCTTCCTTCATCGCTTGCAATCCTTCAAGATGAACTTGCAACAATAGTTCATCTGATAATGCATCCTGTATAGCATTGACAATCCTATCTTTACCTAGCAATCTAACGGACTTCACACTTGCGTAGTTTGTATCCTTTATACCAAAAGCAGTTTGTGCTGCAAGTGTCTTATTTCCATGCTCAGCCACCTCAGCAACAAATCTCTTTTCTTGTTTTGTGAGCATTTCCATAAGTTTACGGGTGAGTTAGTAGAAGACTAAGTACTGTACTCGGGTCACCTTGTCGAACAGTTACATAGCCTCCGTTCCTTTGTGTATACCCTATGTAGTTACCGTCTTCTTGTCTAATAATTGATATAACGTTTTTGTTTGACTCTGGATTAAAGTCGATTTGGTCAATCGTAGAATTTTTCTTCATGTTGATTTAATACTCCTTGTAATTTATTGTAACATGTTGTACAGAATAAGTCTTTTGACTCTGCAACCTGTCCGATTGGTAGGGTAATGTTTCTTTTACGGACGAACCATTTCATTTTTCTACAACCTCGGCAAATACCCCGAATACTGAAGTGTTTCATAATTATTATATTTGAGATTCGTCCATCGGAAGCATAACAAGTGTGGGTGCGGTCAATACTGTTGCTGATACACTTATTGAATTCTTTACGGCGTTGATAACAATGTTTGCGGGGTCGATGATGCCTTCTTTAACCATGTCTACAACTTCTCCTGTACGGCTGTCGTATCCCATATTTGATTCTAGTGAATCAATGTTAGTCGATTCAATACCTGCGTTTGATAGAATCTGTAGAGTAGGAGCTTTGAGTGCTTCACGCAGAATGTCTCCACCTATAGTTTGTGGGAGTGTCTTTGATGCCTGTAGAAGCGCTACGCCTCCACCTGCTACAATTCCACCATTGAGAGCTTGATATGCAGCGCTGATTGCATCTTCAACCTTTAGGCGACGATAGCTAAGGGCACTTTCACTTGGTGCACCTACGAAGTAACGTGCTGTCTTTGTGTTGAGACGGCTTGCTCGAAGAAGACCATCGTCAGTGTTATCTTCAGTGAGTGAAGAAATGTATGAACTTAAGTCACGAATACCATCAAGGTGTGTTTCGTCTTTTGTAATTATGATGTCTCCAACTGTTCCTAGGTGCTCAATCTTAACCTGCTTCATTGAGAGTCCTGCATTTACATCAACAATTGATGCGCCTGTCGCCTTCGCAATATCTTCAAACCACCAATCCTTCCACATTACTGGCATTTTTACAATAACAATGCGGAAACCACGGACTGCTCGTGTTTTGATAATATCAGAGATTGTAAGTGGGTCGATATCGTCGCAGAATACTACAAGATCTCGTACTTCTTGTGAAAAGAGAGCACCAGAGATTCCGCCTAGTTCTTCGGCACTTGAAATCTTTTGCTTTGTAATAAGAATCTTTGGATTCTTGATACGAACCTGATTTGTTGACTGCCCTGATTCAGAAGCATCGCACATGTAAGGGCTATAATATCCAGCACCTTCAACAGTAATACCTGAGCCTATAACATGATGGTCTTCCGCTGTCTTTGAAATATCCCAGTGGATTATTCCTTTTTTACCAATCTCCTTGTAAATCTCTCCAATTCTATTACCGATATTGACATCTTCAGCACTGATTGATGCTACTTGATGGATATCTTCTACAGTAACGTCAATCTTTTGTGAATTGATTGATTCTATTACCAACGGTAAACATTCTTCAAGGCTTCTCTTAATTTCCATTGGACGAGCACTACCAATTCGTGAGCGTCCATTTTCAAGGACTGCAGCGGTAACAACGCATGTAGTACTTGATCCGTCGCCAGACTGCTTGTTGGCACGGTTTATTGATTCAAGAAGGATTCGTCGTCCAAGGTCTTCTGTGGGGTCGGCAAGGATGATGCTGTTTGCAATACTGAATCCGTCGTTTGTTGCGAGGTATCCAGGAGTTTCAATTGCCTCAATAATAACGTTTCCTCCAGCCGTACCCATAGTACTTCCAACAGCTGTGGCGATTTTCTTGATTCCTGAGTAAAGTTTATCTTGTGCATCAAAATGCAGATTGTCGTTTTTCAACATAATTTATTTAATATCGGGGTACTCCCTTTTGAATAATGGGTCATTCTTCTGTAACGCAGAACGAATATGGTGACTTAAGAACACATGGTTTGGCATATCGCTTGATATGTGTAATTGTTTACCGCAACGAGTGCAACGCTCTAGCATTCCTTTGTGAGTCTGAGAAACAAGGCGGTAATCGTGTAGGTAGCCGTTTCTACAAAGGCTATTCTGATAGCGGGACATAGGCGCGTATATCTTCCCATTTTACCAACCAATAATACCCGTCTGTATTCTCTGCGGGATATTTAGCGGCAAGCCATGAATCGAAGAATACTTTATCTCCAATTTTAATTCCAGTAAATTCGTCAGGCACAGCAATAACCACTCCAATTTCTTGGAATGTTTCTGTATGAGATGCCATAAATGCTTCTCTTGCTACGGGTTCAATCAAAATATGATTATTGACTGGTTTAAGTTTCATTTTCAAATTCATCAAATGCTGATAATGGTTCATCTTGAACTATTGTTGCTTTACCTACAGGTTTTTCGTAGGTTTCTTTTTCGGTTTTACCGAATATATCGGCGAGTTTCATATTATGCTTTTGGAATGAATGGGCTTTCTGTCGGTCGCTGAGAAATATCAACTGGGTAGTTCTGTACGATCAATTTGAATGCACCTTGTCCATCGGGGATGAAGGTCGGTACATTTGCATAATCAATCTTATGCTTTTCTACGAGATTCTTATAACCTTCCGTAAACTCTTTTACTCGTGCGTCTACTTCTTCTTTATTTTCCATATAGTTATTTTCTAGGGTCAGTAATTTTAATGCCTACGTGAGCATTATTTTTAACTCCAATAATACGTGCAAGCAGGCGAATTGCATCTGCCGTTTTGCCACTTTTACCAATAATCATACCCATATCTTCTGGGTGGCAGGAGAGAACTAAAAGAATACCTCGGTCGTCTTTTGTTTCTGTGATAACAAAATCGTCGGGGTGTTCAAGTAGTGGACTGACTACCGCTTTAACAAAATCTACTGTTTCCATGTCAGTATTTTACACCCATAACAGAATTCATGCAATGTCCACACCTGTGGATAACTATGGGGTTGTGTTATTTTTGAAGTGGGTGTAAAATTGTGGAGTTGGTTAGTAGTTGCGCGCGAACCAATAAAATGTTATAAACTTTCCGTTACTACAACCCTGTATTTAGTAAGAGAGCGGGCTACATGCCCATCGGTGAAGGAAAGCACCGACACGCAATGCTCGCTTACTGAATAGAGGGTTTTATTTATATAAAATATGGCTCAACGTAGAATGACAAGTCTAGACGTCATCGATACTGATGCGTTTCTAGACATGCCTCAAAGTGCTCAGCTCTTATATTTTCATCTTAACGCCCGTGCAGATGATGACGGTTTCATTGCAAACCCAAAGAGAGTGATGCGAGATATCGGCTCACAAGGTGACGATATAAAACTTCTCGTAATGAAGAAGTTTATCATTTCGTTTGAAGACGGCGTGGTGGTTATTAAGCATTGGCGAATTAACAACTACATCCGAAAGGATATATACACTGAGACAAAATACCTCAACCACAAACAAACGCTGTATATAAGACCGAATGGTTCGTACTCGCTTAATAGTAGTGGTGTTGCAATTCCTGTCCCAAGCGGACACTTCCAACTTGATACGCTTATTTCAGAAAACGTTGAAAAACAAGGAGAAAATCACGTGCACGTAACGTCAACGAGTCGTGCACTTAGGATAGGTAAGGTAAGGATAGGTAAGGTAAGTATAGGTAAGGATAAAGAATACCCCGAGGACTTCGAAGAATTTTGGAAAATCTATCCAAAACATACAGCAAAGAAAAAGGCCTTCGTTGAATGGAAAAAAATAACCGCAGAAGACCGAGCTGCAATCATGCTTGACGTACCAAAACGTAAACTCGACGACAAGTGGGTAAATGGATTCGTAAAAGACCCTGAGCGTTACATCAAAAATCGACAGTGGGAAGACGATATTATTCCGCCGCGGAAGAAGCCGGGGGCACTTGGAATCCAAGCCACTCCTGGAAAATACGCAAACATTAAAACTATCAAAATAAACGTATGACACCACCACGATACAAAGACGCAAAATATGATGATGTCCCTGAAAACGTGAAGGCCTGCTTTGATAAAATAAGAGAGACACGTCGTGGTATTTATATCCACGGTTCAGTGGGCACGGGTAAAACTCACATTGCTTATTCATTGCATAATTACTACACAAAAGAAAGAAAGGTTGGTGACGAAGTACATAAAATTCACAGAGGTATTTTTATAAACGCATCAGAGCTTTTCTCAGAAATGAAAAAAGATTTTGATCGGAAAGATAAAGAACATCCAATGGAAGAATTGGTGCAGAGTAGAAAACTTCTTTTTATCGACGATATAGGTGCAGAGAAATTAAGTGAGTGGGTAATTTCTGAGTTCTATCTTTTACTGAATCACCGATACAATGAAATGCTCCCGACAATCTTCACATCGAACCTTTCGCCAGATGAATTGTCTGAACGTCTTGGTGAACGCATCACTTCAAGAATTATCGGAATGTGTGATGTTGTCCGTCTCGAAGGTAGTGATAAACGATTATAAAAATGAGAAAAGAAATAACGATACGGGACAACTCAATACAGTACGGTGATATTGGTCAACTGCATTCAAGCGATATAATACTTCACTTTGAATTTGGCGATAAAGAAACATTTTCTATTAGAGCGGATGTAGCAATCCTTTATATGTTAAAAGGATTAAAGAAAGAATACTCAGAGGTATAATTACACCACAAGAATATCTATTGTCTATATTGTGTAGTGTGCCACATGTGCTACACTACGACTATGCAGATAAAAAATAAAGAAGGACGCATCAGGTTCCAGTCAGTTCTATTGCTACAAGAGTTACAAATTCTTAAAGCAAAAGAACGACTACCGAGCATGGAAGCAACAGTGCAATTTTTAATGGATAATTATAAGAAGTAGTATGCCAGATTCAATATTCACAGAGTTTGAAACAGGTGAGTTAATTATGAAAATCAAAACAGTACAAATAGTCCTCTTCATCAACGGACGAGAACTCATGCGTAACTACGCACTTTCAGAAGAAGGATTGATGCCTGATGGTATGCAAGAGAATTTACAAGAGATGGTTGACGCTTTGGTAGAAATTGAAGAATAAATATATGACACAAGAAAAAGAATTGGTGGTAACACAAGAGCAAACAGCTCTACAGGTTGATCCAAGCTCCCCACAGGCCATGATTATGACAGCCATCGCGAGCGGCGCAAACGTAGAAGTACTTGAGAAACTCATGTCACTACAAGAACGCTTTCAAGCGAATCAGGCAAAGGCGGAGTACATTAAGTCGATGTCGACACTCCAGTCAGAAATACCAACAGTCAAGAAACTGAAGAAAAATGGCGGAACGAACAGCAACTATGCACCACTCGAGGACATTGTCGCACAGTGCAAGGAGTTAATCCGTAAGCAGGGCTTCACATATAGTTGGGATACTTCAATGAGCGAGAAGTCAATCGAGGTCGTGTGTAAAGCAACACACATCAACGGGCACACCGACACATCATCAATGGTTTCAGAAATTGCAGAGGGAACGAAAGCAAATAGCGCCCCTCAGAAAACTGCAATCACCATCACGTACCTCAAGCGATACACACTTTGTAATTTATTCGGTATTATGGTTGCAGACGAAGACCAAGATGCTCGACTTGAGAAAACAAAGCCAAAGTTACCAGCAAGCCCGAAGATGAAAATCATGGCACTCCTCAAGGCTCTTGGTGAAGACACTGAAACCGCCGATACCTGCAAGGCGGCTGTAAAGAAAATAACAAAGTTGGAACTCGTCGAGAATAACTTTGAAGACATAGTCACATTTTTATCGGCGACTCTTGAAGAACAAAATGCAAACAATTAAATTTCAAAATGAGGAAGACTGGAAAGAATTCCGCAAAGGACGTATCGGAGGAACTCGAACTCATGGCGTAAAGCCGAAGTCCGTCGGGAAATACGGCGTAGAGTTTTACGAACTTCTCGCAGAACGAGTCTCAATACCTGAAGAAGCAGAGAACCCGATGACGCGGGGCAACCGTCTCGAAGACGTAGCAGTTCAAGCATTCATCGAAGCGACAAAGGAAGAACTAGGGTACGAATACAACGAACCTGAAAAGGTTGTGTGGGTGTCCGATATCGACGACCGTATCTACGTATCCCCTGACAAGGTAATCGACAAAGAGACAGCAATCGAAGTGAAGTGCCTCAAAGCTGCTCATCACCTTTGCGCACACTTCACGAAAGACTACCCCCATACTGACCCCGCGACACCTAAGTACAAATCGCAGGCACGTAAATACTTTGCAGTAAATACCGATCTGCAAACACTCTGGGTGGTATTCTACAACCCATCAGTACCAACCGCCTCACTTGTATATTTCAAAGTAACTCGTGAGGATGTACAAAAGGACGCAGAAGCAATCTTATTAAACGAACAAACAGTGCTAGCAGAAATCGACCGCCTCGAAGCACTACTTAACCCATTCTAAATATATGGAAGAACTTACACTCGCAGCCTTTGACCTAAAGGAGCAGAACATTACAAAACTCACCGCAATACTAGAACATAGCAAGACACTGGAAACCGTTGAGGCACGAAAGATGCTCGTAAAGGTGCGTGGCATTATCGAAAAGGCTGGCAAGGCTCTCCGTGAGGAAGCCTTAAAACATAACAAAATGGTTATGGAAAACGAAAAGGAGTATATTTCTATTCTCAAGCCAGAAGAAGACCGACTCAAGGCTCTCGAAGCAGAAGAAGCACAGAAGGCAACCATGGAGGAACGCACTCAAAAACTACCATGGCGGAAGGAAGAGCTTGCCAAGGTAGGGGCGGAAGCAATAGACGAATTCATCCTTACTCTCGACGACACTGCATTTACCGCATACAAAAACCAGTGCGCGGCGGATAAAATTGAAAGAGAAGCGGCAGAGTCTCGCCGTGAACAAGAAGAAAAAGACCGCAAGGAAGCTGAAGACCGACGTGTTGCTGAAGCAGAGCAACGAGCAAAGGAAGATGCCGACCGCCGTGTCCGAGAAGCAGAAGAAAAGGCAGAACGCGAGAAAAATGAATCAGAAGCAAAGCGTATCGCTGATGAAAAAGCGATAGCAGAAGCGGAAGCAAACGAAAAGGCAAGAGCAGAAAAGAACCAAGCGTATCAAGACTTCCTCAAAGCAAACGACTACAACAAGGAAACTGACGAAGTGAAGCGCGAAGGAAACACATTTACTATCTATCGCAAAATTGCGACAATAACTATCTAATATGAAAGTAGAACGATACAACGTGACAAATCCGAAAAAATACAAGACCAAAGACGGTGAAGAGAAAACCTTTTGGGCATCTATTGGCAAGGTGACAATCTTCACGAAAGATGACGGAGAGAAGAGCGGCATCCTCGAACTTAACGACCGTAATGCACAGTACTCGCTATTCTTGGACGAGCCGAAAGAAAAGAAGGAGGCACAGGCCTCTTCAGCTGGTGATGATATCGCTCCAGAAAATATTCCATTTTAATATAAAAACTATATGGCAAAACAATCACTGCGCCAAAGAATTTTGAGTTACTACCAACGTCATGCAGGCGAATTTATTTCAGGCGGAGAGATAGAGAGGCTTATATCTCAAAAAACAACATACAAGAGCAGTAACGGGTCGAGGCGTTTGCGTGAACTTTGCGAGGATAACCTCCTTGAACGGAAAGAGGAAGAAGGACACGTGTGGTACCGTTACATCCCTCAAAAGCACACAGTCAGTCAATTCGTCGTAGTGGATGGAGTAGCGAAGGAGTTTAAGAAAATAATTGAGGTATGAAATATCACATGGTAGCCAGAAATGGCGGACTCGCAATGAACGAGTACACAAAAGTACATTTCAAAAACTTCCTAAAAGATAACGAGGGTATGCGTTTTGAGATGGTGCCTCTCATACCAGAGAGCAACAAAATGCGTCGCTGGTTTGAAGGAGGACTTGTGAGCCTTATAACTTACTACCAAGAGGGAATGAGCCATCGAAACGCCGAAGACAAGCGAAAGGTGCGTGAGTTTCTAAAAGCAGAGTTTAACGGTGAAGTTATAGTCATAAACGGCGAAAAGAGAAAGATTGCGAAGACCACGAAAGGACGTCCAGAGTTAAATCTTTTTGTTGAACGTGTTGTGGATTGGCTTGTGGAAAACTATGCACCACCACCAGAGGCATTGGATACAAAGAAATATCAGGATTGGTATGATACAATACTCCCTTTCAGTAAACCAGACGAGCCAGATAATTACATAGACTATTTGATAACTTGCGGTATACTTAAGAGATGAAAAAAACACCACTCCTCAGAAAAACACCAATGAAGCGCTCTGCGTTTGTTGCGAAGGAGGTTGTGAAGAAACCAAAAAAGAAAGTAGTGTCACTCTCGTCGCTTAAAAAGAAACTCGATGCAGTGTTCAGTAAGTACATTAGAAACAAGTACGCAAAGAACGGATACGTAACATGTTATACATGCGGGAAAGTTGATACTATTGAGAGGATGCAAAACGGACACTTCATTTCTCGAGGATATTTAGCGACTCGTTTTGATGAAAATAATTGCAGACCACAATGTGTCGGTTGCAATATGTTCGGAAACGGGAAGCCTCTTGATTTTGAAGAGAATCTCAAAGAAGAACTCGGCGATCAATTCGTCGAAGATATGAAAAAGAAACGCCACGAAATAATGAAATTCGATAAGCGATGGTACGAAGAGAAAATAAAACTATATGGACAAAACAGGATATAAACATCTCACTCGAACAACCTTTCCAGATACTGATAAACTAACACTAGTAAAGCTGCGTGACCTTTTGAATTCTATAGATAAAGACTGTAGTGAATCATGTCCATTCTGTGAAGGACATGCGCCGTGTGAGTTTGGCATGGCCCGACGCAGTGTGAGAGCAGATGTAAAGATGTTATTAGACAAGTAGATTTGACGAACACCTGTATGTATTGTACAGGTGTTTTTAATGCACTGTGTCACTTGACTCATTTGCCACGCCTGAGTATACTGTAGGAAGTTACCAGATAACAACAACAAAATAATTTATGAACGACACAGAATATGTCCGCTTCCGACTCAATAAGGAAGAGTACACCCAAGCAGTAGAAGCTCTCTCAATGCGAGTTAAAAAAGACAATCGAGTTTTATCAATCAACGCTTTCGCAAAACTCATTTTTATGGAAGCAATCAACAACGACTAACATGTTTGACATCAACACCCCCGCATTCCGCACACCACTCAAACCAGTCACGCCTCCATATCCATACACATCATTCAAGCAAATCCTCGGTGACATAGCCGTAGTCACATCAGCAATCATCGCCGTAGACATTTTCGCAGCCATCGCGTGGCTAGCAAGTTCGCAAGCATTACCAGCCGACCATTTTTATCTCGGGGAAGTGACTATCACAATTCTTCGAGCGATTATTTTATAAAATGCCAAACTCATTCACCACAGACCTCCAAACAGGAGAGGAAGAAATTCTTCCTATCAAGGAAGAGGAGGACTTTAACAATCAAGAAATAGAAGACTAATATATGAACACAAAATACAAATTCACAGGAGAAACCAAAGAATACTTCGGCATTATTCTTTACCAAATCGAAGCATTAAAAGACTTCAGTAATGTATCAAAAGGAGATAAAGGAGGCTGGATAGAAAAAGAAGAAAATCTAAGCGTGGAAGACAACGCATGGGTATCTGGCGACGCACAGGTATTTGGCGACGCACGGGTATCTGGCAGCGCATGGGTATCTGCAAAATCAAACTTCACAAAAGGTTGGTTCATTGGAGGTGACGACAGTGGTAAAATCACAGCCATCACCTCTGAAACAGGTTCTTCTTATTGGAATAAACAATATGTTCTCGGAGATTATGAAATTACACCGATAGTGGAAGATGCGGGAAAGGAGGTGTCTACTGACGATATTATCGAATTTAATGGGGTGAAGTATAAGAAGATTAAATAATTATGCTAATAATTATAGCAACCACAGCATTAGTATCGGAAGGTCTTTTGAGAAAGCATATATTATCGTTTCAGGCAACGCGACAATCAAGTCCGTCTACGACAACGCGACAATCGAGTTGATTACAATGTTTGCTACAATCACCTCACTCACGTCTGCTTCAAAGGTACGGCAGTATACTGGGGTCTCCGTATTGGTATGCAAACATGGAAACTAAAATTCCGGCGCATGCCATATTTGGAAAAGACAGGGTTCACTCAGAACGAAAAGAAGCAGGCAATTTCTTCTTTAACCGAGAAGACGCGCTTACATATATAAACAGTAAGAAAATAATTAAGGTATGAAAAATAAATGCCAACTATGTAAAGAGATGTTTGACGACTCTGAAACCTATGAATACAGAGGATTTATGTTCTGCCAGCCACACTTTTCTGAGGGGATAAAACGAGTAGATGAAAAACGTTCATTTGTGATGGAAACAACTGAAAAATCAATAAAGAGTCAAAGAACTGGTGAATTTATAAACAACAGGAAAAAATATCATTTAAGAAATGTTCTTGCTGATGGACTGCCGATTATTAAATCCAAAGAGCCACAGGTATTACAAGATTACGAAAAAGGAATTTTTTGAAAAACCAAGAAATAAATATGGTATCGGGGCTATGCCGAACACGAACGTGAAAGAATGTTTGTAGAGAAAGCAAACTATTATTATAACTTACAAAATCATGAATAAAGTTTATTACGTAGATGAGACTTTGTGGATAATCTCACTAGTATTCTTGTCTATATTCACCCTCATTCCAACCGTCGCTATAGTCCTGTCGTTCCTGTCATGGGATACATTTGCTCTAGGATTCGGACTCAGAGGAGTGCTAGTATTCGCACCAATATCACTTCTATACATTAAATTCGTTAAACCAAAATGATAATCAAAGTAATCGTCATAGGTGCACTTCTCATTGCGTGCTCATTTGCTCTCCTTGAAGGAGCAAAGAAGATATTAACCATGCGTCGAGACTTCTCGAAGCGAAATAACAAAAAATAATTATGTTTGGAAAAACCATCGCAGGAGTTGTGCTATTTATTGGACTGATTCTTGTCGGGTCTTCATTCGAAACAGTGGAGGAAGGCACACGTGGTCTTGTGTTTAACATGGGACGTGCAGACCGAGTAGTAGAACCAGGTTTCTACTGGCTCAATCCGTTCACCGAAGACGTGAAGGATATAGACGTAACCACTGTAAAGGTAGAGGCAACTGCAAGCGCAGGTACCAGTGACATGCAGCAGGTAACCGCACAGGTTGCGGTCAACTACTCAGTTGACCAGAGTAGAATCATAGACATATACAAGCAGTACAACACAGACTACGAAGCACGTGTGATTGTGCCTGCTATACAAGAAGAAGTGAAGGCAGTCTTCACCAAGTACGCAGCAGACGAGATTGGGAAGAAGCGTTCTGAGATACGTGACGCAATCTTTGCAAACATCAAGGAGCGCGCCTCACGGAGTAACATTGTCGTGAACGACCTTATGATTACCGACTTTGACTTCTCTCCGTCTTTCAATGCTGCGGTAGAGGCAAAAGTAAAAGCAGAACAAGAGGCTCTCAAGGCACAGAATGACCTCGTACGTATACAAGCCGAGGCAGACCAGCGTGTAGCGACAGCAAAGGCTGAGGCAGAGGCTATTAAAATGCAGTCTGACGCTGCACAGAACCCGCGCTATGTTGAACTCAAACAGGTGGAAGCACAGTTAAAATTCGCTGAAAAATGGGACGGGCAACTACCTGTGAATATCTATGGCTCTGCACCTATTCCGTTTCTAAACTTAAGTAAGTAAAATGTTAAAATCAAAACTACCAAAGTACCAGTACCTACAGAAGAGGTTAAAGGAAGCCCGACTTGCTGCAGGAATGACGCAGGTAGAGGTAGGCAAGAAGTTCAAGCAACCTCAGTGCTTCGTCTCAAAGATTGAGCGCGGTGAGCGAAACATTGACGCAATCGAACTTGTTGAGATTGCAAAGGTGTACGGGCAACCTATTGGTTTCTTCTTGAAGTGATACCTACAAGAAACACCCCTTGCGGTGTTTTTTGTTTCGGGTGTATACTATCTGCATTATCCATTAAGTTTTAGAAATGTTTAATTTAATCAAAAAACTATTTAATCGAATACCCGAAACATACAACTTCGGTGTACTCGACGACCCTCGTTCAGATGAAGAGAAGTCGCGCGATTATTCTGCTGAAGAGGTACTCACAACAGCAACTACTGAAAATCCGTTTACAGGGATAAAAATAACAGGGCATGTCCTTGCTGATGAGAACCAGTACGGGGTAGGAGCATGTGTTGTTCACTCTATTGGGACAATCCTTGAGAGTGTTGGCGAGCCACGACCTTCTCAAATGTTAATGTACCGTACCCGTAGTAACTATCCTGCAGAAGGATGTTACCCACAGGAAATCGTCCATCGGTATTCAAAGAACGAAACACTTGCATGGGAAGATTTCCCTACACCTTTCGGATTTACAGAAGTAGAAGCAAACAAACTTCCTGTACGTGAAATGGTTCTACGTGAAACGCCAATTCCTTACTTTGCAATCCCGATAGGAGACACGCAACAGATAGCCCGAGTCGTTAATAGCGGAACTTCGGTCACTGTCACTATTTTCGCAATCGTTCCAGAATGGGCAAGGAGCATGGTGAACATTATCGACAAAGCACTTGCTCTTACGGGTGCAACAATCCGACACCAAGTCACGGTACTCGAATATGGGGCTTACAACGATGCTTCTGGCAACTGGTTCACCATTGTTGATAGTTCATGGTTCGGCGGTCTACGTATTCGCTATGTAAGTGAGGACTTTATGTCAAAGCGAATGTACCACCCAGCATATTTTTACAAAAAGGTTTCAAAGGAACCAAAGCCTACGAAGAAGGTACCCTCAGGAGTGTGTGAATTTGGTCAACGAAACGACCACGTCCTCGCTCTCCAACGATGGCTATGTATGGCACCAGAATACCAAACAGGGTACTACGGTAATGTCACTGCGTCGAAGGTATTAGCATGGCAACTCGCTAACGCGTCACTGTTCCGAAATCGTAAAGTTTCACAGACGCAGCTAAAGGGATGGGCAGGTAAGTTCTTCGGTACAAAATCATTAGCAATTAGTAATATATAACAACTATATGTATATGGACACACAACTCATGAAGCGCGTCAAGTCATTCACATGGCGCCTCGGTGCACTACTCGTAGTAACTGCACTTGCATACGTTTCAGACAACGTAGGAATGCTTGAATTAAGCCCTATGGCAACAGCAGTTATCGCCCTTCTCGCATCTGAGGGGACGAAGTATATCAATGGACGCTGGAGCGCGTAGCATGCTCGCAACATGTTCAGGATGCAGTGCCCCAACACTCAATGGTATCTGTGCACAGAGGAAAACATGCTATAAAGCACGTCGTCAAGCAAAAGAAAACATCCCGAAATAGGGATGTTTTTGTATCTGGACTACAGTCCACAGTTCACAGAACCATTGGTACAGACTCCCCATGGTTTCCAGCCGCTCTCTTTGAATATCGTATATGCGACACGAATGTTTGTGTCTATATCCTTGAGGGCTTCGGGGTTCTCACTCATATGTAGGCATCCTACCTGGAATAACCCTATACTCCCTGTACATCCCCTGTGGCTGTCTTGTCCGTTCACTGCGGTTGGATTGAGGTCGCTTTCAGCGATAGCGACGGATACTGCCATATCGCCATCCTCACCGAAGACTTCATGGATTTTTGCAATGATTTGCGTTTTTTCCTTTTCGGCATATACTACCGATAAAGTTGCTTCCGAGGCGACTTTTTTTGTCATCCAGGTTTCTTCCTGTTGAGGAGTCAAGCAATGGAATTGAAATGATAAAATTAGTGAGCATGTAAATAACATATATGCCTTTCGGCGGTTATCGTCTAAAATAGCCCGAGGGCTATCTACTAAAATACTACCACGATTCTCAGAAACATCAGTCACTACGATATATTATGTGCGACATGTCAATATTCACGGGTTTTTTTGATATATGGTATACTCCAGCACAGTGGACTATCCATAATATTCCACGCTTTTAATTCATAAAAATCCTGCCTCTCGTCGGAAGACAACGTAGGTATTATTGAGTACGAAAGCACAGTTTCTAAATCGTTCCGAGAGTAGCAGTTCGACTGCAGATAATTAGAGCATATCCTCTCGGGTAAAAAAGACACCGCAGTAATTGGTGTTTTTTTGTGCACAGTTGACTTCGTGAAAACCGTGGTACAATTAAAAACGGACAGTACATTACATACAGGAGGTCGTCATGGACAAGCTTATATTCATTTCGTGCTTCCTGAATTTTATTCTTGGAGGCTCGATAAAGGAACCTTTCTCGTCGCGCGTGTATCGTTGTAATTGGAAGCGGTCAGAGCGTTTCGTGAATTGGATTTTCCAATCGGACGCACACTGTCGTGCTGCATTTATAGCATACAAGAGGAGGACTCAGAAATGAGAAAAATCTTCATCGGCGCATGCTGTACTAGATGTGGTTCGACACGGAAGTTGAGCCGCCACCATCCATTGCCACGTAGGTTCTACGGGATTGCAAAGAACCAGTGGATAATCATTCTCTGTGACAATTGTCATAGAGGGGTTGAGGAGGTACTGTACTTCCTTGAAATGAATCCAAAGACAGGTGAGCGTGTACGTCTCGCGCATCATGAGTACATTATGCTCGCCAAACTACTGGAGAAACATCATGGACAAACCAACCCGTGAAGAACTCGCCAACGTCGTCGAGTGTGCATACCTCAACAAGCGCAACCGTCGTCTTTCTCAGCATTCGTGCATGATGGAAGCCGCATGCATGCTTGAATATCCAGAGCGTATGGCACGTTGTGTCAAAGAATGGGTGTCTGAGTGTCGTGAGCCGTGCTCACCTGCAATCACATGGTGCAAACAATATGTGTGACTATCGACAACGGTAGCATTGAGTAATGTCAGTGCTACCTTTTTTTCTTATAAACTTCTCGCGTCTACAGGTTGTACATAAAGCCGTCTCTGCGTGTTTAAGCTTCGTACCATCTGGATAGTACAGGTTCTCATCGTACATAGGAATGTTTGATAGTGCACCTTGGACAAACGTGCGCCTGATTAGTAGTCGGCGTGTAGAACTTTTGAGAGCAGGAATAACAATCCACTACCACGCCATTGTGCAGTTCCCAATCGGGGGTAGGCTTGTTCATGAAGTCGAACTTGTGTCCTTTCATGGAAGTAATAGTACACCCACATTACGAATATGCAAAACAAAAACACACAGGGTTGATACTATGTGTTTTCAACGCGTCCTTCGACACATTACTTGCCGACACTCCGCTAATCACTTCGGGTGTCTGGACACTCAGCGACTCAAGGTCGTCAGGTGTTCTCCAGCTGATTGTAATGACTTCCTATAAAAATGCAAGCTGCCACCATAATGTTCGGGATTGAAGACCATAACCTCTTCGTATAAGGAGCTACCTTATGGATAATGTATGCCTGTACAGGATCTCATCCTAAATCCCAAGCATTATGGTGGCAGTCTAATTAAATCCAAAGTGCCAGTCTAAATGTTCTTGTCGAACTCACGCTGTAATCTACTATATCACTGTATATTGTTGTATATCAACGTATATTCATGTAGGCGGAATGTCAACTACATCACAACCAGCCTCACAAGTGCGCCAGCCACAGCGGTGAGGATAATTGCCACGAGTCCATACACAATATGCTGTGTTGATTTCGACGCGTACTTCTTGTCGGCTCTTTCGTCAGCATCAGCGTGACGTTTCTTTTCCGATACTGTGTATGCATCAAGAGTGTCTTTGATTTCCGTAACAGTATTCTTTGTGTACTGCCCGTCAACCTTAACAACCGCAACCTCTGTTTTGAGTGCGCCTACTTCTTTTTCCAAGTTTGCCATTCTTTGGTTGTACATATGTTGTAATAAAATTAATTATACAACAACAATTACTTTTATCCAAATGTAAGAATACGTATTGACTTTTTACTTTGAGTATTGTATTGTTTAAGTAGCTTATCAAATAAAAGCACTAATATGAAAAACATACTTATAACACTTGCTATTGCTCTAGTTCTACCAATTGGGGTGGCCTACGGCGCACAGACATTTATTACTCAGATAAATTTGAGTAATACATATCAAACAAAGATTGAAAAAATTGATGCAGATATTTTAAGACTTCAGTCTTCTCTTGTTGTGAAAGACCCTAAAAAGTCATGGACATACAATATATCTATTGAAGATGGACACAATCTTGAAATTCATAAGTCTATTCTTCAACTTCGTGAAGATAGACGTATTTTAGAGGTTGCATACGAACTTCTTAATGAATCGTTTTAATAAAAAAACTCACACACTAATGTGAGATTTTTTCTATCGTAATTTAATCAATCCACCATTCTGCCCTGCGTATTCGTTTATGAGTCGTTCAAATGCTTTGATTTGGTCATTTTGCCCTTTACCTAGCAACGCACGACCTCCCTGCATAATTGCATTTGTAAAATCTCCTGTAACTGCTGAAGGTAACATTGTTTCTATTGCTTCAGATGTTCCTTGTTTTACGCCTGATTGCAAGGTTCTTGTCTGTGTAGATCCATATAGTTTCTCAAGAAGGTCTGCCATGTACAGCTGTGCATTGATATCAGAATCTATATTTACACCGTTTTTCTGTGCCGTTTGTATAACTTTATCAATAAGCTCTTGTGGTCGAGCAGATGTATTTCCCATAGTCCGCATAAGTATCTGGGCAAGGTCTTTATCCTTCGTATCAATTTTATCAATTGATGTCTTTGCAATCTTCGCAATCTCACTCAACACTTGTTCATTTTCAGCGTATTCTTTTGCAAGTCGTTGATATTCTGGCCCAATCATTTCAGAAATACCTCGGCGTAACATTTGTACATCCTGGTCAACATCGACACCGTACGGACGTTGCCCGACTGCCCCTCCCTGACGTGTTGCTGCATCAAGTGTCTGGAATAGTCTTTGTCGCAACTCATGAGCCTGCTTATTTGTTATATATGGACTATCTTTTGTTACAATCTGTAATTCTTTTAGAATATCGTCGTAATACTTCATTTCAGCAGACGGCACCTTTCCTGTAGATGTGAACTTACCAGTGCCAGGATTTAATGTAATACCCTTCTTTTCAAGACTTTCAATAAAGGCAATGATAGGATTACTAAAATCTTTCTGTACACCAGGCTCTGATTGAGCAATTTGAGATATTTCTTGCCCGATTCTCTTTGATGACGCTTGAATACCTTCGACATTTTTAAGGAAAGTTTGTGCTGGTACACGGCTTGCTTTGTTATCTCTAGCATACATAGGATTTTCAAGTCCCTTCTTATGAATGTTGAGCATTTCATAGAACGTACTTTTTGTTGCTGGACTGCTCTCTTTCAATGTGTTCACTATAGGGTCTGGCAATCCTGAGCGTAATGCTTCTTGTTCTACCTTAGGCAAAGTTTTTAATTGTGCTTGACGTGCAACGACGCTTTCTGCGCCCTCTAAACCACGAGTAACAAGACCTTTTGTTGCGCGAACTGCTGCAGGCACAATACCTGCCGCCGCACCAATAACTGGAACTCCTACTCCAAGTGCACCGCCTATTGCTCCGCCAGTTACAGCTTTCTTTGCAATTTCAGCAGCACCAGCATTTTCTTCAAGAGCTTGTCCTGCACCAACCATACCTCCTGCTTTTGCTCCTCCAACAAGCCCAGCTTTAGCAGCCTGACGTAATGCTCCGCCTCCAAGTGCTTTTGCTCCAGCTCCTACAGCACCACCTCCTACAAACATAGAACCTACGTTTAATAGCGCGCCAGCAGTTTCTTTTGCGGTTGGTTTTTCGAGATATTGACGAGTATCTTTATCAACCATAAGTCGAGCAAGCCATGAACCTGCTGTCTCTGCAGTTTTCTCTAATCCTGCAAATCTTGTAATCTTTTCTGCGATTGATTCTTTTTTCTCAGGCTCTTTCTCTTTATTTACTATCGGATCTGAATGAATAGACGGTGGTGGTGTATAGCCAGATTTTGGTATATTTGTTTGTTGTTGACCGCCTTTAATTTGCTGATAAGTAGTACCAACTTTCTGTACATATGCAGGAGTGTCGAAGGCAACACCTTTACTGTTTGTCCCTACATTATTTTCCCAATCTTTTAATTTCCCACTATTCCAATATGCTGCAATATCACTTGGTTTGTGACCTGCATCTTTCAATTCTTTCAACTGCATGTATGCAGCCTTATTTTGATTTTGACGAGACTTATCATTCGCATCTAGTCCATATTTAGCAGTAGTAGATGCCCATGTGTTTGGCATGAATTGATACAAACCAAATTCGCCCGATGAGCCTCGTGCGTTTTCGTTATCTGCGCTTTCAACCTTTCGGATTGATTTTGCTAGATTTACTACGTCTTGGTCTAGTTGTTCATTCATATTACCAATCAAAATTACTTCCACTTGTAGGTGTAGTTTGTCCACCGCCTAGATTCTGCTGGTACTGCTGCATAGCACCATATTGTGCTTGTAGTCTTCGTGCTGCTGCTGCTTCAAGTTCTTTAATAGACGCGTTGATTGCTGCTGCTGATTGATTAGGATCGAGGGTTGCAAGTGCAGAACTTTCGTTCCCCGTCGGTGTGCCACCAGTACTTGAAAGAAGGTTTGTGTATGCAATTCGAGCTTCTTGAAGTGCAGTGTTTAATGCTACGCGGTCTACATCAGAAAGACGTGTCTGTATCTTACTTAATGCCTTGTTGTAATCAGAAGATGAAGCATTATTTAGACCTGCTCTTTGCAAAATATCAGTAACTGCCATTGATTGTTCGCCAGCAAATTGTGCAGCAGTATTCATTTGAACGTATGTTTGAGTTGATTGCTGTAATCCTTGTTGTGCGATATTTGCTTGTGAAGTGTTTTGAGTTCCTATATTTGCTTGTTGTGCGGCACCTGATGCTTGTAGTTGCAATGCATTGCCGCCAGCACCAGTAATGGCATTGTTCAGGAATGTAGTACCTGCCTGCCCAGCATATCCCATTGAGGAAAGAGCTTGCTCGTATGTCATACGTCCACTCATGACAGCCTGAGCTAACTGTGTTGCTTGTGTCTGAGGGTCTAAGTTACCACCACTTGATACATATGTTCCTGTTGTTGGGTCAAAAACAGTTTGTCCAAACGCAGCTACTGTTGGCTGTGCTAATCCTGCTGCAACTTGCTGAGATTGTAACTGCATTTGCTGCACAGCATTTGCCTGCTGTGCTGCAGTTCCTAGTCCTGATATTTGCTGTCCTGTTGCAGTAAGTTGCTGTTCAGTTCCTTGTAGTTCTGCACCAAGTCCTTGTGCAAGTGCCTGCATGCGTTGTGATGCAGATTGAGATGCTATAGCAGCGTTTCCCCGCCCAACAACATCAGTCCCTGTACTCATTGCTCCTGCTTGTGCTCCAGCACCAAGTTGTCCAACACGAGAAATCTCTTGTCCGTATCTTCGTGCTGTGTCAGCTGCTCGTTCACCTACTCCAATTCCTGCCGCGCTTGATTCCGCTAGTCTTCGTAGATATTCCTGTTGCTCAGGAGTTTGCTGTGGCTTTGCAATAGAACCAAGAACGGAACCAAACAAACCTCTCGATGTGTCGTTTCCACCTGGTGTAGACACCATCTTCGGTGCTGTTGGTGCTACAGGTGGTTGCTGTGGAAGAAATTGAGGCGCAGCCTGTGACATAGGTGCGACTAATCCACTGGTAGGATTATTTTGCACAGTAGAAGGAGCACTAGTTATAGCTGGAGCTTTTGGCACAGTAACGACACCTAATTGAGGTGTCGGCTGGTTCAGTTGCAATGACTTTGGTAGTGCAGGAGTAGTTGTCTGTATCTTCATTCCTAGAGGTTGGTATAAAGATGATTGCGAGAACGTAGGTTTGAGCAATGTGCTTATTGATTGTGCCATATATTATTGTTGGTTAGCGTAGATGAACAAATTCGGGTTGTTCGGTATTGGCTGTGCTCCAAGGTCTACGTTTACACTTTTGTTTGCAGCGTAGGCTTCGAGTAAGTCGAGTCGTTCTGCATATAGTATACTATATGTTTCAAAACTTGTCTTATCTTTTACAATCGACGTAAAGTACGTTTTCAATGCACCATATACCAACATGTCGTGGAAATCCTCCTGAAGCAATGGTAGTTGTCCGATAGTGTATGCAGAGGCAGTTGAACTTGGGGCATATTGTATCGGTGTCGCAAGCACTACCTCTGTGGCGCTGTTGAATCTTTGAATAGGATACCATATACCGTCTCCACTTGGTGGTGTAATCCTGATGTGAAGATTGAAGAATGAGATATCGATTCCAGTAGGGTATGGTGTTGCCCATGATGTAGTTACGCCTGTTATGACGTTACTACCGACCGTGATGCCACTTAGTGTACCAGTTGTATAATCTGCGAATGACAAGTCTGGTACTCGTGCCTTATAGTTGAATGTTATGACGTTCCCCGAAGTACTAGGAATTGGCCAGAACATCACCTGGTTATTATATATGTAGAAGTAATTCGGGATGTCTGATGTATACGGTAGAGCGTTCAAAAGTGTCCATTCTTGGATACTTTGAATTGGCGCTGGCGTATACACCAACTGCCCGACTGTAATGGTATCATTTTTAATCTTTGATACCGTTGCTGGAATTTGGTACGCCTGAACTCCGACAGTTGATATGGCTGTTGTTGAAGCAGAAGTCAAGCCTGGTCTCCATGTAATCGCTGTACTATTTTGTGTGAAGGTTACAGTGCGCTGTTCTCCGTTGCTAAACACGACGAATTGCTGACAGCTTTGATGCTCCCATTCTGCTGTAAGCGTTGCACTTGTTGCATCTGTCGCAACTACACCAGTAAGTGTTAAATCTTCAGCACCAACGGTAAGCGTAGTATACGTACGTTCGTTATCGAAGAATTTTTGAAGCAGGTACCTATGCTGGTCACTTATGAGTTGCCCCATAAGTGAATCATTTCCAGTTGTCGTATTATTGGAAAGGTTTGTGCTCAAATTTTTAAGTCCTGTGAAAGTTTTCATGAAATAATAAAGGTTAAATTTATTTCCCACCCAGAATCAAGGTAGGGGACATACACGAGCACTGCATCTTTACTGAATCCAATAACGGTAGCACGAGCATATATATCTGCTGATGTCGGGAATCCTGATACGCTCACGATATGATTTTCAGAGGTGAGCGCATAGGTATCGGCAAGACTTCCTCTCGAAGAGAGCAGATATGCTGATGATTGTGCGGGGACGGATGGTGTTGTTCCGTCTGGTTGTGTCGTCGGTAGTGGATATTCTTTATTGTTCGCGAACACCGACTTACTCGTACCTGGTTGGAAGTAGAATGCAGGAGTTAGTTGCGCGCTTCCTGTCGTGATGGCTCTAATCGCTGCACCTCCATATGTTCCTGTTACAACGCCGTATGCAGTTATTTGTCTCGGTGTGAATTTAGAATTTAGATTTAGTGTGTACACAGCACCTTCAGTTGCCATGGTAATAGTACCTACGACAGCACCATTTGGTGTAACGTTATCCATCGGAATAGTTGGAGCGTCTTTGCCATTGTGAGTATGAAGCGGAATCGTCGAATAACCAAACCTGTCTTGGTTATTTTTCTTTTGCAATTCCTGTTGCACAATGATCCTTACTTTTTGCTCGTTCATATTACCTTAATCTTATTTCAGTTACAGGTACAAACGAGGATGCTGCTGTGCCTCCTGTTGTAATTATAGCACGGAATTGCACCCATTGTGTCTTTTGAAAGTTCACGCGGTAGTATCCCGACATAAGATTATCAGATTCCTGCTCAGCAGTCCCCGCGGATGTCCATGAAGATGTGGCGTTTGTTCTCCAGAATATCTCTACACTATCGTTTGTTGCAAGAGGTGTTGCAAGTTTGTATTCGATCTGCGAGAACGTTGTTTTATCGAGAATTGTACCAGTTGGTATGAGGTCGGTTTCAATAACTGCTTGTGTAACTGGCGTAGAAGCAGTTTGGTCGATTCCAAAACCAGCAGTAGCATCGTTGTAGCTGTCCTGCCATGCAGCCCAGTATTGTGGTGCTATAGCCTGTTGTTCTTCGTTTGGAATAAGAATATTAGCATATCCGTCATAATCACCATAGCTATTCTGATTTTCAAGACGAAGAGCTAAACCAACTTCTTGGCTCGGGTCTATGTTCTGAGAAGGGATGAATGACCACACGCCTCCACAGTTCCCCGCCTTTGTAGCTGTTTGGTCTAGAATACTGAAGTACACACGCCCTCGAACATACATTGCATCTCCCCATGTGAAATATGGCTCTATATATGTGTTTGGTGATCCAGGAACCCCCGCGCAGTAGTCTGGCACCTTTAGTGCGAGAGATGCAACTACGTTGTTCGTGATATAAATGTTCCCTTTGTTTCCCGCAAAAATGTAAGCAGTGTTGTTTGCGTTTATCATCGCAACGACGTCACTTTCTGGTAAGGCAATAACATCGCTTGGTACCGCATCCTGCTGATTCCATGGATACACTTTTGACCCTCTACATCCAATAAGAATTGTATTCCCAATTTCAAGAAGCACCTTTGATGATTCATAGAAAGGTAGATTTACACGTTGATTTGAGAATTGAACGAGAGGATTCGTCCCATTAGAACCAGCGTCAGATCCAACAGGATAGAATGTGTTGAAATACTGAGTGCCTGTTGCTCCTGTTTGCATGTCTTTATTACTTCCACCCGTGATTGCTGTATATACCTGGAATGTATCTGATTCGTTATTATAATCTAAATAATAAACAGTATCAGAAGAAATAGATGTTGGGAGCGTTCCTCCTTCACTTGTAAAAAATACCACAGGCATTCTTGTGCCATCTGTAGTGACAGGAAGAGAACCGCCAATAATTTTCGTGATTGTTCCTGTAGTTGTGACTGCGGTATACGCAGCGTATGACTGCACGTTTGCAACGCTCGTAACAAGTGACGTTGTTGGGAAAATCTCACCAATGAAATTGCCATCGGTATATATAAGTGTGCCTTGTGAAGTATTTATTGCGTGCTTAGGATTTAAATCAAAAGGATTCATCGTGTATCCTTCGTGCATTGATAGATAGGTAATGCCTAATGTCTCTGTAGGCTTACATTGAATTATTTGTGGTGATATCCCAATAAGCCAACCGTTGAGAATCCCTATTCCTGTTATATCAGTACTTACGGGGTCGGGAAGCTGCCATGTAACACCTACATCATATGTGGCGAGAGTTGAATCATATACTTGGGTATCGTATACCCACACAAGACCATTATCATCAAGTATGTAATAACGATATTCCGTACTGTTTGCAGTATTATACTTTTCTGTAGCTTTTGCTATTGCTTTATTTGGTACGGCGTACACATCAAAAGTAACGGTACCTGTTGTTCCATGTGTAACAACGAAGTCACTATAAGGGTCGTATTGTGAAGATAGTTTAATGTTACCAGATTCGTCTACAGATGATACATAGTACAAATCAACTGGTTTTATAGAAACCACCTCGAATGAGCCACTTGATGTAAATGTATGGATTGTATTACCTCCTGATGTTGTGATTGCTCCTCCTGTACATACTGCTGAACCTGTTGGGTATGAAATAATTACGATACCCTGAACACCATCACCGCCATCATTCGTAGATCCAGCGTTATCTCCACCACCACCACCTGCTGAACCGTACCACTCTCCACTTGCAATGGTTGGTGTACCTCCGACGGCATTGCTTCCACCAGAACCACCTGATGATGCGGTACCTCCAGTACCAGAACCGACACCACCACCACCACCCTCTGCATATCGCTTTGATGCGCCAGAAATAGAGCTTGTAGTATGTGCTCCTGCGTCTCCACCATTATCGGAACTTGCATTATTCCCAGCGCCACCTGCTCCTGCGCCAGAACCTCCTGCTGATGCAGATGCAGTTCCTGTAAAACCGTTACCACCAGCAAAAGAAGTCCCCGTACCGCCAGTACCAGCACCTGCAGTCGTTCCTGCGGCACCTGAACCAAGCGCACCATTCTGTCCATTTCTACTTGAGTATGTACCTCCACCAAGACCTTTTGCAGCTGTAATTGATACTGCGCCACCAACAATAGACGATGCATTACCATCGCCGTTTGAAGGTGTAATCGAACCTGACGTACCACCAACACCAATCGTAACAGTATACGTTCCAACAGCCATTGTTTCTACGTCCTCAACAGCCTCACCAGCAGAACCTCCGCCTCCACCTCCATCAAAAGCAACACCTCCTGCTCCACCTCCAGCTACCACAAGATAATCAACATCAAGTGTTGTAGGGAAGGTAGACACGTTAATACTGGTCACTGTCGAAGCAGTAACCTGAAGCCACACACCTGCCTTGATTGTTTCGCTTGATGTAAAAAGTGTTGAGGAAACAGGTGTGAGTGTTGCGTCTTGTGCGTCTAATGGCGTTTGTGCAATACGCGCAAAAGAAACATATGCCTGTCCTGACTGAGTTGCGATATTCACGTTCTGTAAAATTGCATTGCCTTTTAGAGCAGATGGTGCAATTCCTGTTTCTGGATTACTCCAGACCAAGTCGGAACCTGTTTTTGTTTTTTCGTTTCGCCAAGACATATATATATTTTTTTATTACATCATTGCAAAGAAATTCGAGGTGTTAGAAGCCGATGCAACCATTGTCCACGTACCACTTGTTGTAAATGTGTGGATTGTGTAAGCACCTGACGTGGTGATAGTACCTCCTGTTGAAGAGGTGGACACACCGTCTGAGCCGTCTGTTTTGTAGGCGATGATGACGATACCTGAACCGCCATTACCTCCGTTTCTTGCGCCACCAGTGGAACCTCCTCCGCCTCCTCCTCCGCCAGTGTTAGCCGTGCCGTTTGTGCCGTGTGTATTGTTGCCACCAACGCCTCCACCTCCAGTACCTGCTGCACCTCCTCCTCCAGTATTTCCTCCTCCTCCTCCGCCAGCATATGTGACTGAGGAACCAGATATTGAGTTGGCTGTTCCGTTTCCTCCTGCTCCGCCGACAGTTCCTGATGCGGCAGTACCGTTTACTCCAGCACCACCACCTCCTCCGCCTGCACCTGGGGCTGTTGCGTTTCCTCCGCCCCCATTTCCACCCTGAGAACCTGTACCTCCGCCCGTATTCAAAACACCGCCACCGCCACCGCAGCCTCCGTTTCCGCCCGCTATGCGGCATCCTCCAAGCCCCCCCCCATTTGCTGTTATGGAATCAAAGACAGAGTTGTTTCCGATAGAACCAGAACTTCCGCTTCCGCTTCCGCCAGCACCGCCAGCACCAACTGTTATTGTGTATGCTTGTGGAGTTACAGTAAAGGTCGTGTTGGCTTGGTATCCACCACCACCACCACCACCTCCTCCAACCTGGTTACCCCCAACATCTTCGCCAGCCCCTCCGCCTCCACCCGCAACAACCAATGTATTAACTGTAGCCATAAATCTATTCTGCTATCTCCTTGTTAATATCCGACAAAGCAGTCTCAAGTATTTCCTTGAAGTCAATGAGTTGGTTCTTTACATCAGTACGAAGAGAGAAACTGAGTGTTACTCCATTTTTAGAATAATTGAATGTCTTCGTAATATTTACACTTGAGTTTGTTTTTACCTTTGTCATATATTATTTATTATACTGTTGAACCTGTTGCCATACATCTCCATTTCGAGGTGACACTGTTCCAAATAAAGAATGTATCAAGTCTCGTGGTTGTGACTGTGGTTGTTGGTAATGCCACGGGACCGTTCTCGAATGATGCGCCCCATGTAATTGCACGGGCTGCCGTTCCTGTCACACTAATCAAAAGACCTTGTGCTTCTGTTGGTGTTCCTGAAAGGTTTGTAGTGAACGAGGTAATTGCTTCTGTTTGAGCTGTGAGCGAGTAAGCATCTACGTTATCAGTGTTGATAGTAGGTGTCGCACTTGATGTTGTTGTTCCTGTACGTTTAGTCACACGCTTATTCGTAAATGTGTTCGTACTAGAAATGCTTGGTATTGTCACGCCTTCTACTGCAATCACTCCTGCGGATACACGGGATAGTGTAGTGTCTGAAGCATGTCCTAATTCTATTGTAGTGAACTGTGGTGCTGTGAGAGATGTGAGAATTGCTGTGCCACCAACTGTTGGCATGTTGCTAGATTCAATATCAGTGAACCATCCCTTCGTCACGCGCGTTGCAGTAGCTCCGATTGTTGTTACAAATAAGTTAGCCCACTTCTTTACCGTAGTACCTAAGTCATCTGTGTTATCTGTATCTGATACGAGAGATGTATTGATTGCAACAGATGCAAGGTTGTCGAGTGCTGTTGATGCCTTCGTACCTAACTGTGTCTGTATAGCACTTGTTACGCCCTTTACATAAGAAAGTTCCGTTAGAGACGGATATGTTGCTACAGCGAGAGATGCGATAGTAGAAGAACTATCGAAGTACGCAATCTCGTTAATAGTGCCACTTAGAGTTGCAGCCTTAGCATTGAGCTGTGTCTGAATAGCACTAGTTACTCCTTTGACATAAGTTAGTTCTGTGAGTGATGGATATGTAGCAACGGCAGCAGAAACAATATTCTTAGAGCCATCAGTGATAAGAATCTCTGATGCTGTTAGGTATGAACCTGTTATTGATGTTGCAAAAGTCGGAGACGTAGACGGAGCCTTTGTATTTATTTGTGTCTGGATAGCAGAAGTAACCCCCTTAAGATAAGTGAGTTCGGTAAGACTTGGATATGTAGCTACGGCAGCTGATACTAGATTCTTTGACGCATCTGTAATGACTATCTCAGAAGCAGTAAGACTCGGTACTAACATCACGTTAGCATCAGATATGGTTACACCGCTATTTTGTAGTAGTAAACCTGTAGTCCCGTCAAACCTAGCTATTGCGTTATCGGTAGATGAAGCTGGACCTACTACGTCACCACCTCCTGCTGCATCGACAAGGATACGTCCTGTGGCCTGGTCTATCCTACCCATCATTAAATTACCTCTCGCCTCTCCGTCAATCTGGAATAAGGTTACAGGTACAGAATTTTGGTCTCTTGAAGCGTTTTCTGCCATAAGATCACATATCAATTAATAAACTCCCGTCACTGGTTGCAACTGCGGGGTATGTTAATTCATCATCTCCAAGAAATAAGGCACAGGTACGGTAGTTTTCGTCTCTCGGGTCGACAGGTACCATCGTAAATGAAATTGTAGCACTTGTTGATATCTTTATCAAACCACTGCTATCAATTTCTAAAGGTACAAGATTCGTACCTTGAACGCTATCAGTATTTAATACAGCAAGAAGCGCAGGTACGTTATTTTCGTCTCTCGGCGCATTTGTCATATTAGATGAATGTTACGGTAATATCCTGCGCAGCAGTTCCCGTTACTATTGTAATTCCAACGAGAACATGCGCGTTAAATGTGAGCGTAGACGGCTGTGGATTTGCAGGAACGGTGATAGTTCCAATCAAAGTGCCTGTAGCATCAATTCCATCATAAATAGCAATCGTACCAGTCGCAACAGGCTTAGTAAGTGTTAAGGTGTGAAGAATACCAGCACCTGATTTTACAAGTGTAGTAGTGGTTGTGGTGATATTCTTGTATGAATATCCAACTGCAGTGCCTGTATTTAGAGACATAATCTTTTTTTGTTTCGTTCGAATAATGCTTTGCGGTCTTCGAGCAACCGCCATTCTTTTGCTAGTTCTTCTCTTTCTTTTTCGGCGTTATTTTCCTGCAAAATCATACTACTTTCGCGAAGTGCTACTGCATTTTCGCGTGCTAACAACGTTTTTATGGATTCGTCCTTCATAAGTATGGCTGATTCCTCGATAGCTTTCGCTGAAGCAACACACTTTGATGCCTCTTGCTCCTTTGAATCAGCTGATTTAAGTAACTGAGAAGCACGTAGGCTTGATGCGTCTGCTCGT